CTTAAAAGAAAAAGGATCAGGGTCAGTCATAGGTGATGGTGATGTTGTGGGCATCGCTGTAGCTACATCTCATTACAAAGGATACTTTCCTATTGCACACGAGGGCGGTGGAAATATGGACAGACAAAGAGTTATGCTTTGGTTAAAAGATGTACTTGAATCTCAGTCTACAAAAATATTTCACAATGCAATCTACGATGTTTGTTGGTTGCGAAGACTAGGACTTAAAATAAATGGTGACATCGTCTGCACAATGATAGCAGCAGCTGTTACCGACGAGAACAGATTTCGCTATGATCTCAATAGTTTAGCGTGGCATTACCTTGGCTATGGTAAAAATGAAACAGCTTTAGCAGAGGCTGCAGAGAGTTGGGGTATTGATCCAAAAGCAGAGATGTACAAGTTACCTGCAATGCACGTCGGTGGATATGCAGAACGAGACGCAGAGATTACACTTGGTCTTTGGCAAGAAATGAAAAAAGAAATATTACATCAAGACTTAGAAGATATCTTTGACCTTGAAACAGAATTGTTTCCTTGTCTTGTAGATATGAGATTTAAAGGTGTACGAGTAGATACTGAACGCGCACATCAAATGAAAAGTAATCTAATAAAACAAGAACAAAATTTATTAAAAAAAATAGAAAGTGAAACAAATATATATCCACAAATATGGGCAGCTAGAAGTATTGCGCAGGTATTTGAAAATTTAAAAATACCTTTTGAAAGAACAGAGAAAACAGATGCACCATCTTTTACAAAAAACTTTTTACAAGAACACGAGCATCCTGTTGTAAGAATGATAGCACAAGCAAGAGAGATAAATAAAGCACATACAACTTTTATAGATTCTATTCTTAGGTATGAACACAAAGGTAGAATCCATGCAGAGATAAACCAATTAAGAAATGCAGGAGGGGGCACCGTAACAGGTAGGTTCTCTTATCAGAACCCAAATCTTCAACAGATTCCTGCAAGAAACAAGGATCTAGGACCTATGATTAGGTCATTATTTATACCCGAGGAAGGCCATAGATGGGGTGTATTTGACTATTCTCAACAAGAGCCTAGGTTGGTAGTGCATTATGCTTCTTTGTATAAATTACCATCAGTTTATGACGTAATTGATGCATATCAAAATGACCCTAACGCAGACTTTCACCAAACAGTTGCTGATATGGCAGAGATACCTAGATCACAAGCAAAGACAATTAACCTTGGATTATTTTATGGTATGGGTAAAGGTAAACTTCAAGCAGAGTTAGGTGTTAGTAAAGAAAAAGCTACAGAATTATTTAATACTTATCATGCAAAAGTACCTTTCGTTAAACAGCTTATGAGTAAAGCATCTAACAGAGCTCAAGACAGAGGGCAGATAAGAACTTTACTTGGCAGGTTGTGTAGATTTCATTTGTGGGAACCAAATAGTTTTGGTATGCATAAAGCTATGACACACGAAGATGCACTCAAAGAACACGGACCAGGAATCAAAAGAGCTTATACATACAAAGCACTAAATAAATTAATACAAGGTAGTGCAGCAGATATGACAAAAAAATCTATGTTAGAACTGTATAAAGAGGGTATCATACCGCATATACAAATACATGATGAACTTGATATATCAGTTGAAGATGAATCTCATGCTAAAAAAATTATTGAGATTATGGAGAATGCTGTTACACTAGAAGTTCCGAATAAGGTAGACTATGAACACGGAGACAACTGGGGAGAAATACATGATTAAACAATACTATGATAAATTTATGGTATGGCAATTGCATAACAGAAGAGAAATTGTTTTTGCTATGGCAGGTTTTATTATTGGTGCATTAATATTTTAATGGCCTATGGCGTACTTAAATGCAAATATACCACCGACGTACGCACAAATAAGAAGAGAATATCTTTATGATCTTAAAAAACATCATGGAGAAGTTGAAGATTGTATTATATTTGGCATATCAGCTCTTACAGGACGTAGTATATTATTTCATGCTATTATGGAAAACGGTGCAATATTTTATCGCTTACCAATTAGCGCGTTTATTCAAAAGGGATTTAAGCCATCC